GCAGAGCTTCGGCCTTGCGACGCGCATCACAAAAGAATACCGCATGCCGGACTTCACGAATAACACGGTCACTATTCCCGGACGCGACGGCGTCTTTGATTTTGGAGAGACTGGCGGTGCGAGAACGATCGAGATTTCCTGCTTCATTCCGCCCGGAAAATCGGATGAGGACTTCCTCTCCAGAAAGGACGATGTCATTGCGTGGCTTTCTCCGGAAAGCGGGCTGTGTGATCTGATTCTGGATAAGGAGCCGGGGCGAGTCTATAAGGCGCGGCTGGACAGCGGCTTCTCTTTTGATAAGGCAGTCCGCAATTCCTGCACGTTTGATCTTTCCTTCTTCTGTCCGGACCCGTATGCCTACGCCGAAAACGACGAGGTGTATGAGTTCACGGAGCTTGGTGAAGTGACGCTGACGCGCTCGCTTGGTAATATGCTGTCGCTTCCGGAATATCAGCTGACTGCTGATCTTGCCAGGGGAAAAAGCGCGTGTATTGCGACAAACGGCAGCGCGCTTATGATAAACGGACCGCTGGATAAGGAAGAGGTTCTTGTAATTGATTCCTCGCTCATGACAGCAAAGGTGACGGACGGCAGCGGAAATATTCTTCGAAACGGACTGCCGCTGCTTTCTGATCTGAACTTTCCGGAGCTGAAGCCGGGAGAGAACACGCTTTCCATTGATGCGGACAGCAGCACGGAAAAGACAGCTGGTACACTTTCTTCCCAGGATGCTTTTACCGGCCAGGTTCCTTCTTCCTGGGGCACTGACGGGCTGTGGCGGTTCAACGAGTCAGAACCGGACTCAGATACCTGCGCAGCGGATTCTTCCGGAAAGGACAGAAAGGCATCAATCAGCGGATGGAGCGGCACGACCGCGTCGTTTCCTGCAGGTCATCTGGGACGGTCTTTCCGGATGAACATCAACAGTCCGTCTACAGAGAAAACCTATCTCAAGGTCACGAATGACGGGACAATCTTTTCTTCCCTGGGAAAGACAATCGCTGTCGGCGGCTGGTTTTATCCGACAACGTATTCGGTCGGAAACACCTTCTGCCCGCTTTTCAATACGAGATATGGACCGGGCCAGCCGATCTTCTATCTCTCGCTTCTGTCCGCGAAGCCGAGGATCATGCTGTATGACGCGTCCGGGACACTGATTCTGGATCAGTCGTTTACGCCGAGCTTCACACTTTCCAACGGCGAGTGGTACTTCATTGCCTGCATCATCAAGACAGAGGCGAAGAGCGCTCAGTATTTCCTTGGCCGGAGAAGCACAGGTGAAACCTGGAAATCAGATGCCGTGACATTTTCCGGAACGCTGAACGCTTCCTGTACGGCAGACCTCATCTGGGGCATGCACGCAGACTCTTACTGGTACGCGGGAAACTTCGACGACTGGTTTCTGGACTGCGATTCGTCCCTTTCCGTGGATGACATTGCCGACTGGTTCAGGAAGTCGCTGACAGCAAATGCAGCGGATAATGGAGCAGATGTGGATAGCCTTTCAACAGAAGATGCTGTGACGCTGAAAGCATCCAGCTCGGTCTATCCGGAAAGCGGGGTGCTCACAACATCGGCTGTCGATTACGGCATTGAAGGAACCTGCTATGTGTCGGCCGATGCGGATACACCAGACGGAACTTCGATTTTCATTGAGACATCTACATCGGATGACTTATCGACTTGGAGTGACTTTGCATCTCTTGGCGAAAACGGCGAGGTGCTTTCAGACAGCGCTGCCTATATCCGCTTCCAGGTAACGCTTGCGACAACGGATACATCGAAGACGCCGGTTCTTCATGCCATCAATATGAAGGTGCCGGGAGAGTCGGCTTTTAAGAAACTGATTGTAAAGGCGAACAGCAGATGGAGGTGATGACGGTGGCTGATGCAAAACTCGTCGTGCTGGATGCGGACGGAAATGCGGAGGCTGTTCTTGAAAATGCCTATGACGTCATCGTCACTGGAGAGGTTAACGGCATCGATACGCTGGAGTTTAATATTCCATTCCGGGACAGCAAAAGGAGCTATCTTGACAATGAAAAGCAGATTCAAGCTGGCGATGAGACATACCGCATCCGGACGGTCACAGATGAGAAGAACGAGCAGGGTGCGGCGATTACGTCCGTCTATGCAGAGGCAGCCTTTTATGATCTTGGCTTCTCTGTGAGAAAGACGGAGCAGAGCTTCAATGCGGATACCGCCGATGTGTCGATGGCCTATGCACTTCAGGATACGGGCTGGAAGGTCGGAACGGTCAATGTCCGCACCAAGCGTACCTGGACCTCCACAGAGAAAAATGCACTGGCCGTTCTTAGGAAGGTGCAGGATCTTCACGGCGGCGATCTTATCTTTGACAATGCGAACAGGACCGTGAGCCTTCTCACCTTCAGCGGCAATGACTCCGGCGCGCTCTTCTGCTACAGGAAGAACATGAAGTCCATCAAGAAGGTCGTGGATACGCAGAGCCTGATCACAAGGCTTTATGCCTACGGCAAGGACGGCATGACGTTTGCCTCTATCAACGATGGCAAGGAATATGTCGAGGATACCTCCTATACCAATGAAGTCCGGGTATCAACGCTGGACTGCTCGAATTTCACGAATCCGTACCAGATGCTGGAGTATGCCAATATGCGTCTTGCCGACTACGCAGCACCGCGTGTTTCCTATGTCTTGAATGCGATGGACCTGTCGGTTCTTACAGGCTATGAGCATGAGGCATGGAAGCTCGGTGACATCGTGACGGTGAAGGACGATGAGCTGAATCTTTCCGTAAAGACCAGGATTGTGCGACGCGAATACAACCTGCTGGAGCCGTGGAATACAGTGCTTGAACTTTCCACGACGCTTCGTGAGCTCGGCGACTCTTCTTCGCAGTGGGACGCGGCTGCTGATACGCTGGCCAGCACGAATCTTGTCGACAGCCAGGAGATGAAGGATCTGGTTCCGTTCAACCATTTGAGAAATTCAAGAGCTGACTCCGGATTTAATTACTGGGAGAATTCCGGATTTGAGATTGATACGGAAAACGGCGTTTCCGGAACAGCGTCTTTTAAATGCGAAGGAGCGCTTGATACGACAAAGAGCCTCTCGCAGACGGTGACGCCTGCCAACCGGAACAGCTATACCATATCCTGTCAGATCGCATCTGCCGATCTGAAAGCCGGAGAAAACGGGCAGGTTGGAATCGAAGTCACGATTGAGTATGAGGACGGAACAACAGAGACACGCTTCGTTGATCTGCTGTAAGGAGGGATGACAGATGGCTTCATTTACCCATGCGGCGCAGTCCTTTGCACCATCGAACGGCCGCGTCAAAAAAATACAGATCAGAGTCTGCGTGACGGACTGCACCGGAATCATTCATATCACCGATCTCCTTCTGCAGGGAGGCTCGATTGCAACCGGATGGGTCGGGCACGTCAGTGAGATCAAGTGGACTGAGGATGGTGATTAACATGCCGATCTTTACCCGCTTCTCAGAGACCATTGATAAGAAACAGAAAAAGCGCGTGGTGAATATCACGGTAAAGCCGACAGTCACGAACTGTGAAGGCACGATATGGATCACCGATTTGATGCTGCAGGAGGGCGACCGGCTTTCCGGATATGTCATTCATACAGAGAAGGCTTTTAAGAACTACAGCACCGGTGATGAATATGCGGTATCCGGGAAACGCTTCTACAATGGCATCGTTAGAGGGTCCGCGACCTGTGTCATCTTCAACCTCGGCAAGACCACTGCCGGGCTCGACTGGAAGATCACGCCGAATCAGGGCATGGCAGCAGGAAGCATCAGTCTTGCTCTTGGAGCAGGAGCGCATAAGGCGACCTTCACAGATGCTGCCAGCGCAGGCGACGAACTGTCTCTGCTTGCACCGACAAGGCAGTGCCTGAAGAACGGTGCGGCTGCTCAGAAGGATGGGTTCTTCCAGTACTCCGCTGCCGGTGACAGCAAGCACCCGGTGACGGTCGAGGACAAGAAGTCCGCCAGGCTATATGTGGAATTTCAGGAAATGGAAGATGGTGACTGCCTATGAGTCTTGATGTATTAAAGGGAAGAAAGTGCATGGTGTGGACGTTCATGGGAAACACTCGGATGTATACCGCACTGAAGAACTACGGAGACCGTCTGTCACAGGTCGGTCTCTTTTCTTTTAAGGTGGATGAGACCGGCATGATCACAGAATCCGGTGTGGCAATCAGTGACATGCTGACGTACATCAATAAGTATCCGCACATCACATGGCTCCTGACCGTCCGGAATGACGGAACGTCCAGCGTATTTACTGCCTTAAGAGAAAACACAAGCGGCGCGCAGGATAAGTTTCTGACGGAGCTTGTACGGATCATGGAGAAATATTCGTGGTGCGCAGGCGTTGACATCGACCTTGAGCGGGGCGGCGATTATTCCACGCATGCCAAGTCTACCGCTATGTTCCGGAACATATGGAACGCGGTCAAAGCCTACGACAGCACAAAGAAGGTCAACATCTGTCTTCCCGGCATGAATGCAGTCAACGGCTCCGTCGGCGGCGAGAACTGGTGTGTTTACGCGGACCTGAACCCTTACTGCGACACTGCTGCCATCATGAGCTATGGCATGGCGTGGGCCGGCTCCGCTCCGGGGCCCGTCAGTCCGCGCGACTGGCTGGAGGGCATCTATGACTATGCTTCCAAGGTCATGACACCGGAAAAGGTGTTCCTGGGCCTTCCGGCTTACGGATGGAACTGGCAGATCTACGACACACCGGAGAATCTCGGCGAGACCTACCGGGGCGTCTCCAACACATACTATGCGGCAAAGAACTGGATGACCGGTAAGTACAACTTCACTGACGACAGTCCACCGCAGCCGTTTATTCCGATCCTTGCGTACTGGGACGACTATAACAAGGTGCCGTATGCCTTTCCGCAGGTCTACGATTTTATGGAAGGAAAGGATGCGACAGATATTGAATACCCGCAGCTGAACGGGACGTATAACAGGCGGCACTATCTGACTGCCTACGGCAAGCAGCAGCATGCATCCTTCGGAACGATCTATGTGAACCGGGATGGAAAGCCGGACAGCTATTCCGGGATAGTCTCTTCTGAAAACGGCATCGCGGTACTCGGCGATGAAGGAAAGGCAACTTACAACTTCTCCATCTCATCTGCTGGAACGTATGACATCGCGGTCCGGATCGGGTATCCGTTCTGGGATAAGAACGGCATCTACATCTCGATTGACGGAACGCAGAAGCATTTCACGGAGTCAAGGCTCTGGTGGCCGTACTGGAGAAGCACGTTCTGGGCATCATTATCGGATGGCATCAGTCTCTCAGCCGGAATGCACACCATCACGGTCTCGCTTGATGTGAAAGGCGTCCAGTTCTACGGCTTTCGGGTGTGCTCGGCATTTTCCGAGGAGCCGTGGGCGGGAAGCGCGGCCTTTACGCTGTCACCGAGAAAGTTCATCGACGTGGACGGAAACGAATGCCAGCCGGACAAGGGATTCCGGCTCACCTGCGAGATGCTCCGGAGGAAGCCGGACTCCGCGCTTATCTGGTATGAGGACTTCGAGGATTACGGCATTCTTGACACTGGCTACTATAAGACACTCTCCGGTTCCTGGAAGGTCTGGCGGTCGGATGAGTATTCCGAAAGTCGTGTGTATTCGCAGCTTGAGGGAAGCGGTCAGTTTGCCTGGAACTACGACGGTTTTTCCGATGTGCACCTAAGGGCGCGGCTTGCCATTCCGGAAGGAAGCACCGGAAGAGCCGGCATCTTCTGCGGCAGCCTGTTCTGCTGTATCAATTACGACAGCCAGGCCGTGGAACTTTGGAACGGCAGCGCAAAGATTGGAAGTTACAGTCAGACGATCAGCCGGACGAGATCAGCGGATTTAAGAAGCGATCCGACCATGTATACGGTTGAGATGCGCATCCAGGGAAGCACGGTGCGTGTCTATTCCGGTGCGTCCTACACGCTTCGCTTCAAGGCCACCGTCAGCGGTTGTACCGGCGGCGCGGCGGGATATCAGTCAGATAACCGGTCTGTCTGCGAGCTTCTTCGCATGGGCGATGCCTGGACATATGAGCCGTATGAACGATTTGACGTGACATTTCCGGACGGGTCAGTGACGCAATACGGAAGGATCAGCCGGTCAAATGTCACCTGGGATGATGAGTTTCAGGTATTCACGGTGACGTCGGATATCGAGGAGAGTGAGACCAGATCGGAATCCATCTCGATGGACTATGAATTTTACCATTCCGGACTCCTCGAACTTGAATGTGGAAAGGACTACTCGGTTACGGTTACACCGAAAGACATCAACATCTGGACTGCGAGGCTGTTTCTTGGAGATGCGGACGGATTTTCCATTCTCTACTACCAGGACGTCGACTCGCTTGTCTACTGGGCAAACCAGGCAGCATACCGATGGGGACTCCGCGGGATCGCGATATGGTCGCTCGGACAGGAGGATCTGCGTCTCTGGGAGGCACTTCCAAAACAGACATAAAAGAATATCTGGTTTTGCTTTCAGGGCTGTCTGCAATAACGCAGGCGGCCTTTCATTATGCATGAAGGGAGGAATTTGGCATGAAAGAGTTCTGGAACACGATTCAGGGGATCTTTGCAGCGATCGGCGGATGGCTTGGGTATTTCCTTGGCGGCTGCGACGGGCTTCTCATTGCGCTCATCGTCTTTGTGGTCTGCGACTACATTACGGGCGTGCTTTGCGCAATCAATGACAGGAAGCTCTCCAGCGCGGTCGGCTTCAAGGGGATCTGCAGGAAGGTGCTGATCTTCATTCTGGTCGGAATCGGAAATGTGATCGATGTGCAGGTGCTTGGGACACCGGGTGTGCTGCGTACTGCGATCATCTTTTTCTACTTGTCCAATGAGGGACTGTCGCTTACGGAAAATGCGGCACATCTTGGACTTCCGGTACCGGAGAAATTAAAGGCTGTTCTTGAACAGCTGCACGACAGAGATGAAAAGGAGGAAAAATAACATGGCAGTAAAAGGAATTGATGTAAGCCACTGGCAGGGAAATATCGACTGGAGCAAGGTAAAGGCTGCCGGTATCTCCTTTGCCATCATTAAGGCTGGAGGATCAGATGACGGTTTCTATACGGACAGCAAGTGGGAAGCCAATTATAAGGGAGCTAAGGCTAACGGCATCGCGGTGGGCGCGTACTATTTCGTAGGTCCGAAATGCGTGAACGCCGCTGCAGGGAAAGCGGACGCAGAAAGGTTCATTCAGCTCCTCAAGGGCAAGCAGCTCGAATACCCAGTGTTCATGGATAACGAAGCGCAGCCGGCATCCGAGAAAGCGGGCATTACAGAGGCAACGATCGCATTCTGCGAGACGATGGAAGCCGCTGGATACTACGTTGGCATCTACGGATCTGCATATTCCGGATTCCAGGACAGAATGGATGACTCGAAGCTCATCGCATACACCCACTGGGTCGCGCAGTATGCATCGAAGTGCACTTACTCCGGCAAGTACGGAATCTGGCAGTATTCATCCAAGGGACGCGTGAATGGCATCAGCGGGAATGTCGACATGGATCTGTCCTACGTGGATTACCCGTCTGCGATCAAAGGCGGAGGCTTCAACGGATACGGAAAGACAGCATCCTCATCCAAGCCTGTCGCCAGCACCACACCAGCCAGGAAGAGCACGGATGAGATTGCAAGAGAAGTGATCGCAGGAAACTGGGGAAACGGCGACGACAGAAAGAACCGCCTTACCGCAGCAGGATATGACTACAGTGCGGTGCAGGCCAAGGTCAACGAGCTTCTTGGCGCAAAGAAGTCATCTGCTCCGGCAGCGGTCTACTACACGGTGCGCTCCGGCGATACGCTTTCCGGAATCGCCAAGAAGTATAGCACATCGGTCTCCGCTATCCAGAAACTCAATCCGACGCTTATCAAGAACGTCAATCTCATTCTGGCCGGCTGGAAGATCAGAGTGAAATAAGAATCAGCGTTTATGCCTGTGGGTATTCCATTTTGGAAGCCTGCGGGCATTTTTTTATTTTCTCTGTTCAAAACCGTCAGATAAGGCGCGGTGGCAAGGCTACCTCATAGAGAGCAAGAGACATAGCTCTCGGAAAGGGGTGAAAGCCATGAAGCACAGTCTGAAGATCCGTGTTTCAAAAGAACCAGCGACCGATGGCATCGTCACCTGCAAGAGCGTCACGATCAGGGAAAGACTCCTTCGCTTCCTTTTTGGAGACAAGCGAAGAGTGACCGTTCTGATTCCCGGCGACAGCGTAGGCGAGATTGCGATCACGGAAAATGAGAAAGGAGGAACAGCAGATGGACCAGAAAAGTCTGATGCTTGATGCAGCAGAAAAGCTCACGGCATTATCCGAAAGCCTCAAGGCTCTGGCCGACAGCGTACAGGCGGAAGCCAAAGGTGCTGACAGCCAGCCGGAGAAAGCGAAGGCACCGGAAAAGAAGCCGCCAGCGATCACGCTTGAGAAAGTCAGAGGAATTCTTGCTGACAAGAGCAGAGCCGGTCACACCGCCGAGGTGCGCGCCATTATCCAGAAGCATGGAGCAGACCGTCTCAGCGAAGTCGATCCGGAGCAGTATGCCGCGATCATCCAGGAAGCGGAGGTGCTCTGATGGGAAAACATGCCATTCTCCCGCCGTCCGGATCACACCGATGGCTAAACTGCACGCCGTCCGCAAGACTGGAGCAGGAGTTCGATGACATGGAGTCCGAAGCAGCAAAGGAAGGAACCGCAGCCCATGCCCTCTGTGAGCACAAGCTGAAGAAGGCACTTCACATGAGAAGCAAGCGTCCGGTATCGGATTATGACTCCGACGAGATGGAGGAGTGTTCCGACGAGTACGTGGATTTTGTCATGGAGCAGTATGAAGCCGCTAAGCAGGTCTGCAGGGACCCGATCGTGCTGATCGAGCAGCATTTGGATTTTTCCTGTTATGTGCCGGACGGATTTGGCACTGGTGACTGCATCATCATCGCAGACGGAAAGCTCCATATCGTGGACTTCAAGTATGGACAGGGCGTTCTGGTGGAGGCTGAAAACAATCCGCAGATGAAGCTCTACGCGTTGGGAGTACTGGAACTCTATGATGCACTCTATGACATCACGGAAGTTTCTATGACGATTTTCCAGCCAAGGCGCGCCAACGTAAGTACCTGGACGGTCCCAGTAGAGGAGCTGAAAGCCTGGGCAGAAAATGAGCTTAAGCCGAAAGCACTGATGGCCTATAACGGCGAGGGCGAGTACGTTCCCGGCGAATGGTGCACTTTCTGCAGGGCAGCGGTCCGCTGCAGAGCAAGAGCCGAAGAAAAACTGAAGCTTGCTCAGATGGAATTCAAGCTTCCGCCGCTTCTTACGGATGCGGAAATCGAAGAGATTCTCACGGTGCTTCCGGACCTTACCAAGTGGGCCAATGAGGTCACTGCCTATGCTACGGATGCAGCGGTCAACCACGGCAAGAACTGGAGCGGATTCAAGATAGTCGAAGGACGGTCAAATCGTAAATACCGGGACGAAGGGAAAGTCGCAGATGCGGCAATAGAAGCCGGATATAAAGACATTTACCGTCAGTCGCTCATTCCGCTTACGGAAATGCAGAAGCTCATGGGAAAAGACACATTTGAGGTCGTGCTCGGCAGCCTCATCTATAAACCACCGGGCAAGCCGACACTGGTTCCGATCACGGACAAGAGGCCGGCAATGAATGTAGCAAATGCCATAGACGAATTTAACGAAATCAAGGAGGAAAAGTAACATGGCTTATACGAACAGCAAGACAAAGGTTATCACGGGTATCAACACAAGACTTTCCTATTTTCACGGCTGGGAGCCGGCATCCATTAACGGTGGGGCTGAGAAGTATTCGGTATCGGTACTGATTCCGAAGGACGATACGGAAACCATCAATGCTATCAACGCAGCGATTGATGCCGCCATCGAGGAGGGTATCGCCAAGTTCGGCGGGAAGAAACCGAACAAGGCAGCTATCAAGCTGCCTCTCCGTGACGGCGATGTGGAACGCGACGACGAAGCCTACAAGGGGCATTACTTCATCAATGCGAACTCCAAGACGGCACCGCAGATTGTCGACAGAGCAGTAAAGCCGATTCTTGACAGAAATGAAGTGTACAGCGGCTGCTATGCCCGTGTATCACTCAGCTTCTATGCATTCAACTCGAACGGCAACAAGGGAATCGCCTGTGGCCTCGGAAACATCCAGAAGGTGCGTGACGGTGAGCCTCTCGGCGGCAGAACCAGTGCAGCGGATGACTTCGCAACGCTGGACGATGACGATTTTCTGGCATAAGGAGGATGCGAACAATGGATGCAACAACAGTAAGTGCACTGACGGAAGCTCTGGTCAACATCCTTCTCGGATGCTTTTCGGTGGTGGTCCTTACCTGGACTATGGTCGGTATTGAGACACTGATTAATGACCACAAACGCGAGAAACGCGAAAGAGAAGCCGCTGAGCGTGACGCGGCATATCACGAAAAGCGCATGGAAGAGCTTTCTAAGTAATACCCGGGGCGACATGGAGTTTTCCCTCTGCCGCCCTTATTTTTATTGGAGGATATGAAGTGAAGAATCTTGAAATAGATATCGAGACGTTCTCTTCGGTGAACCTGCCGAAGTGCGGCGTATACAAATATGCGGAAAGTCATGACTTTGAGATCCTTCTGTTCGGATACAGCGTAGACGGCGGGCAGGTATCGACGATTGACCTGGCCTGCGGAGAAAAACTGCCGGAGGATGTCCTTAATGCACTGACAGACGATGAGGTGACGAAATGGGCGTTCAATGCACAGTTTGAAAGAGTCTGCCTGTCCAGGTATCTGTCGGATATGGGACTTAGCCTCGATTCGTTTTCCGATCGTCATCCGCTGTCGACGGAGCGTGCAAGATTCCTGAATCCGGCGTCATGGAAATGCTCGATGGTGTGGTCGGCCTATATGGGGCTTCCGCTTTCCCTGGAAGGCGTCGGTGCGGTCCTTGGCCTGGAAAAACAGAAGCTCACAGAGGGAAAGGATCTGATCCGCTTCTTCTCGGTTTCCTGCAGCCCGACAAAGGCGAATGGCGGACGCACGCGAAATCTTCCGGAGCATGCACCGGACAAGTGGGAAAGATACAAGGTCTACAACATCCGAGACGTCGAAACAGAAATGCAGATTCAGCAGAAGCTAGCAAAGTTTCCGGTTCCGGAATCCGTGTGGGATGAATACCACCTTGACCAGGAAATTAACGACAGAGGAATCCGCGTGGACATGACGCTGGTAAAACAGGCGATTGCGATCGATGAAATGTCCCGAAGCAGACTGACGAAGGAGATGCAGAAGCTCACCAATCTGGAGAATCCAAATAGCGTGGTTCAGATGAAATCCTGGCTTTCGGACAACGGTTTGGAGACAGAGACCCTTGGAAAGAAGGCCGTTGCTTCTCTTATTGACGAAAC